TTAAATACTAATACATCTGTAGAGTTTTCAGGTGCAGGCCATATTTTTAAAGATGGTGTGCTTAATTTATCTAAGAAAAATTGTGAAGGTCTTGCTTTGGTATTTTTGTTTGGGATATTAATATATTCTGATCTACTAATCCTATTCATGCTTATATCAGTTTGCACATCATTCACTGTTCTACGTAGAACAACGTCTAAAACATCTATAATATTGGAATTAAGTGAATAACTGCTAGTGCCTTCTGTAACCGTTTGAGTTGCTTGTTCTATCGTCCACTGATTAAGGCCTCTGTTTGCCCATTCTGCTAACATTAAATTAGCTGATCTTATACCGCTTTTTAAATCATACCCTGTTCTTAACTCAAGGCCACATCTTTCATAAGCTTCTTCAATAAACTCAGTTATATTAGGTTCGAAGTTTGTGCTTCCTGATAACGCCATTATTCTCTATCTCCCTGGTTATATAGATTATCAAACGTTATATCCGGATCCATATAACTCTCATGTTTTTCAGCCGAATGTATATACTGACTTGGAGAAAAATCTGGTGGACCCTCTCCAGTACGCCATAAAGCTGGATTCGTTGCTCTAACTCTATTATTAGGTAAAGCTACAAAATTACCAGTATATTCACCAGCGTCCGTTAAGTATAGCACATGACTTTGTTTATGTTGTGCAGGATCATCAGCGATACTGTGCTCCGTATAATCTACCGTAAACATATATCTACCGGTATAAAATTCACCACCAATTTTACATATCCAAGGTGACGAGCTGACTCTATCTAAAACAACAACAGAGTGATGATGACTAAGACAATCCCAAGGTTGGGCTAAATGATCTTCCATAGCTTTTGGCCATTCATCTAGCTTTATGTCAGCCACAAGAGCCTCTATCGGCATTCTTGCCCACATAGCGCCACCGTGTACGTTTTCGTCTGGATAGCCTTCAAAATCAGTTTCGCAACCTGTAAACACAACTTGAAATGATAATGATCTATCTGGAATTGTGTTGACTGCGAATGCTAGTGCATGCAGGTATTCACCGTGATAATCTTGATGATTTGCAGTAAATTCTCTACGAACCCAACATTTAAACTGCGGTATGTTGGAAATTAAATATGACATAGTTCCCCCTTATGTCTTAATTATATTGCGCCACCTTTTGCTTTATATTTAGTTTGTTTGTTTGCGCCCATACCAGAAGCATATTTAGATCTTTTCATGCCTGGACCTCCTTTAGACATATACTTTGTATTTTTTCTAGAGTTACCTGGACCTCCTTTAGACATATATTTTGTATTTTTTTTAAATGGTCCACCACTAGCAGCGTATTTTCTTCCTTTCACTCCGCCGCCCAAAGCGTACATTTTAGTTCTCTTAAACATTTAGTTCCTCACTTTTTCTTTGTAGTTTTCTTAGTTTTTTTCTTTGCAGCTGCCTTTTTCTTTGGTTTTACGACATTACCTTTTGCATCTAAGATAATTCGATCATCTGAAACTGGCACATCTGGTCTAACTTTTGCGTCAAGTCTTGCTTGTAATTTTGGGTCTACATCACTTTTTTTCTTTGGCATATTATCTCCTAACTTATGGTTGTAACCTTTCTTTTATCAGGTCTGACAGCTCCACAACCTCTAGCTATAAAGCCACCTTTATCAAGTTTAGCACGGTTTTGCTTTGCCATAGCTTTTTCAATAGCCATTCCTTTTTTTATCTCATAAGAAGAAAGCTTGTTATCTTTATTTAGATCTGCTTTTTCTGGATTTTTTAATTTAGCCATAACTTAATATTATCTCAATCTATCACGCATAACAATTCCTTGACCACGTATTGTAACTGGACCACCTGATTTTAATTTATTTGAAACCATAATTGGTTTACCTTTTCTGTTTGGATTTGGATCCTTTTTTCTTTTCCTAGCAACAAGTTTAGCACGTTCTGACTTAGATAGCTTATTTGCTTTGCTCCTTGGTATACATTTAGGTTTACCCTCAGCTTTCTTTCTACCACCGCATGAGCCTTTTATAGAGCCATCGGCTCCTAATCTAACCCAATCTTCATCAAGCCAACTTTGTAATTGCCCTTTACTCATCTTAATCTATCCGGCATAACTATACCTTGGCCTCTTATAGGACCACCAAACCTTTTACCTTTTCGTTTACCACCTTTGGCTTTTTTTGCGTAATTTGGATCTTTGCAATATTTGGAGGCAGCTAGATTGGCATAAGCGCTAGGATAAACATCAAAAGTTCTTTTAGCCCAGGCTTTACCCTCTGGACATATTTTACCTTTACTCTTTGCTTTCTTCGCCATAATTTAATCCGTCTAAATGATAGTTTAAAGTAAGTTCCTCACCTTTTTCAATCTTTCTAGCAGTAAAAACATTATATACCCTATAATCATCCCAATCTAATTCTTCTGTTAAAAAACAATTAGCATCATCTGAGTGATTTAAAAAACCTCCTATAGAGGTTCTTACATAACCAGTTATTATTGGCACTTTAATATGCGACATACCTAAATCAAAATCTGCATTAATAGTTTCTATTGCAAATAAACCATGGCCTTCTATAGGACTTTTTTGCACTTCAACGCAGTCAGGTAGTGGCTTATAATAAAATTTATTGTAAACAGGATACATTATTTAATTCTGCCGTGTTTTTTTCTAATAGCATCCTTGCCACGTCTAAATATTTCTGCTTGCCTTGGTTTACCGCCATACTTAGACCTTTGTTCGCCTACTGTTAATATTTGTATTAATCTAGCAAACGGTTTTCTTGTTTTTTTTACTTTTGCAACCGTATCCTTAGCATCTTGGATCGTTGCGTATTTGATAGATACGGTATCTTCAGGATTTTCGTCTGTATACAAGCGGCGACCTGAGCCTTTTGGTTTTTTACCTGTACCTTCTTTAGGATCTTTTGTTTTTCTTGCTCGCATTTCTAGCTTTTTTTGTTTGTGCTACATTTTTTCAAGTACTTTTACTTGAGCTGCATGGGATTTAGATGCTTTTTCAAGACCTTTTATTAATTTATCTAATTCTTTAGTGTAATGATAGCTCAACAGTCCCAATCCTTTCTAGCCCAATAATTAGCACTGCATCTGTCAGTCGTACCACCCATACCGCCGCTACGAGCACAGTATGATGCTTTTCTTGCTTTGTTGTTTTTATGCATACCAAGTTTGGCATCACCAAATGTAATTCTTTTGACTCTACTTTTTTCGCTACTACAACCTTTTACAAAAACTACTTTTCTTTTTTTACCATACCCAGGCTCTCCTTTGCGAAGAGCCCTTGGTTTATTTAAGGTTACAGTTTTGCCTTTGTACTCTGCCATTCATCAATAATTTTTATTTAACACTAAAATGATTGAATAAGCGTCGCCGCTTGAATGACCTACTGTTGTAAAGTCTATGTCTCCAGTTACGCCTGAGCCTGCATTGTTAGGTATACCAGAAAACAAATCATAATATTCATCTCCTGTACTATCTGCTGGTAAAGGCATAGCTAAAACATTTGATGTAGCATCAAACTCTATGTTCACTCGCATACCAACGCAAGCCCAATAAATACGAGCTATTGAAACACTTGTACAGGATTCACCAGCTTTATTAGCATTTAACGCTGAAACATCAACTTTTTTTACTGCGGATTCACCAGTACCGTCTGATACATTAGTAAACTTTAATACTGCGACTCTCTCACCATCTTGAATAGTTTGCGAGGTTACTGTATCTGCCATAATTGCCTCCTGTTATTAAGCGTCAGCAAATGGAGTTACTATAGTGCCTGATCCTAAAACTATACCTTCTACAGCATATTTAGCACTAGCTATAGCAGTACATCTTACTATACTACCTGCTAATCCACCTTTTGTAGAACCGTTAAGAGTTAATACATCATTAGAAGCACCTGAGATAAACACTTTACCTGATGCGTTGTCTTTACCCACGTAAACACCACCTACAAATTTATCTGTTCCATCAGATTTAATATCTAAATCAGTAGCTGCGGTTACAACAACAAAAGTAAAGCTTGCACCTAAATTATTTAATTGATTAGAATCATCGTCTCTATCGGGTGCTGTAGCTACTATACTTGGTAAAGTAAATTTACCGTCTGCATCATTACAAAGTAAAACCTTGCCTGCATGATCTGCTACTGTAAGGGATGTATCTGCGGTTAAACTAACTACGTTAGCGTTACCTGCTGAAATAAATCCTGCTAGTGACTGGATAGGACCAGAGAATGTCGATTTTGCCATAATTTCCTCCTGGGAAATAAGTTCTACCGTCTTGGCTTGTCTGCTAGGTCAGTCTGTAGAACAAGTTAATATATCCTAGAACTAGATCATATACTTTATTTACAAAAAAAGAAAGGGAGCCGAAGCTCCCTTATAAAATTGTAGTTGAGTTGGAAACGCTACAATAAATCGTTCCTATTAAGCACCTTGAGAACCGAATACGGCTCTGAAGTTTGAGTATCCGAATGAATATCTCTCTCTAGCTTTATATCTCATGTTACCTGTATCGAAATCACCTTCTAATGCAGTTTGCATTGGAGATCTTTCAAAATACTTAAAGCCGTCAGGGCAGTCAGTTTTAATGAAATAAGCATCTGTATCTGTTAGATAGTTATTAACTACATAACCCTGTGGCAACATTCCCATGTTGTTTACAGCGTTGATGTCGTTATCTGAAGTACCAACTCTACCTGGAGAGTTAAGTAGTCTATCCGCAACAAATACCAACTGTGGTGGAACAATAAGTTTCACTCCCTGAAGCGCTATATTAAGACCTCTATCATCTGTAAATGTAGAAATACTAATAAGATTATCTTCAAGAGATGTCTCATTTAAGTCAGCCATAGTTGTAGCTCTGTTTGCTAGTGAGCCACCGCCGCCTAGTGGATGATCTGTTGCAATCAAAGACTTACCATCACCACCAGCTACACTAAACGCATTGTTTAGTACCGCTGCTGCTTTGATTTGCTTTGTATTTGCCATAGATCTAGCTAGTGCTTTGGTATATCTTGCGCCAAGTCTGTCATAAAGATTATCCTCAATAGCCTCTTCTGTAAGAGCAAAAGCTAAAGCCACTGTCTCGTGGGTATAACGTGAAGTGTAGCCTTCGTTAGCGTTATCAAATCTGACACCACTACCTTCTGCTTTTACTTCAGCATTACCAAACCCTACGATTAGAGTTTCTTCTTCAAATGCTCTATCTGAAGATTCACTTTCGTAAATCTCTAAATGTTGAGCCTCGTAACGAGAATATTCCATACCGAATAAGGCGTTCAAACCAGGCTCTAATTCTTTCGCTAATTGCGCTCTATTTATTGCCATTTATTTATACTCCTGTTGGGTCGATATAGAAGTGCTCATTAAACTTGACTATTACATTCACGTTTGCTGAACCCGTTGTACTGTTATCTGGATCACTAGAAAAGCCCATAATTCTAAAAGTCGCAGTAGTTGCGGCTGTTGTTCCTGATAATTCCACAGCTGACATACCAGTTTTGGTAGAGCCAGATGTATAGGATATATCAGCGTTCAAACCGACATCAGTTTGAGCTGGAGAACCTGCACTTTGAATCTCAAATACAGCGTGTGGATCATCATGCACGAATGCAACAATATCAGACGAAACTGTGCCATCGGGGTAATGTGAGCTAAAAACTACTTCTCCTGAAGAGTTTGTAAACTTACAGCCTCTAAACACACCTAATGCTTCATCACCAGCAGCAGCTACTAAAATAGTACCAGCATTGGTCATTTTCACTAGGTCGCCTGAAAAAATGTTCCCGGATGCACCTGAAGCAATCTCGTATTCAGTTGTACCGTTAGAAGTAGGTCCTGAACCAAGTGCGCCAACAAGTCTTGCACCAAATGGGGCATTCTTATTTGCCATAATAAATCACCTATATATATTTAAAATGTATATTTAGCGATCAACTTCGTTGACCACCGCCAAAAGTTACTTTGCTTTTTCTCTCTGGATTTAAAATCGGAGAGTTTGGATCTGATTCTCTTAGAAGATCATTATCAACGGCTTCTTGCTGCGTTGATGCACGGTTTTGAAAGTAGGAGTTTCTCTCTTCCCGTGTTTCATTAGGAATCTTAGCCAATAGCAAACCACCAACTGATACTACACCTGCATGTTTACCGTTATCTATGGTAGGAAGTTCAAAATCTGGTAACTCTTCAGAACGCACTAGGTCAAAACCTTCACGCATTCTTGATGTTACATTCTTTTTATCTTCCGCACCTACGAGTTCGGCACGTATCCACCTGTAAGTATAACCTTCAGGCGCAGGAGGAGTGTCCAACATTGATGGTGGGCTCCAAGGTTTGCGAGCTTCATTACTAGCTCGAGTGTCGGCAGAACGAGAAGTTCTGTTTTGTTTGTCAGTATTATCTGTCATATTTATTACCTTTTAACATATTTTGCGTACTCTTTCAAAGGTACGTTTAATTTTTTTGCCATAGCTACTTCGCTTGGAGACAACTTAACTTGTTTCTTACCAGCTTTCCCTACAGACCTATTAGCCGAAGCTACCTTTTGTTGAGGTCTCGGTTTTACCGCTACGTCATCAAATTTGTCAGGATGTTTTACCCTAATTCTTTTATCTACTTCAGCAAAGTATTCATCTGAACCTTCAACATAACCTTCGCTAACAAGCTCTCTGTCAATAACTTGAGCACTGTTATACATATCTTCATCTTCCAAAAACCATCTATTGTTATTAATCCAGGCCTCTGTAGTTGGATGGATGCCAGGTTGTTGTGGTTGAATAGGTTGTTGAGGTTGTGCTTGAGCCTGTTCTTGTTGTGCTTGAATTGCTTGTAAATTTTGCGTCACATTATTTTCTTGTACAGCTATTTGCGAAAGCACTTCTTGGGCCTTTGCAACTTTATCAAAGTCAGAGCTTTCATGGGCTTGTTTTAATGCCTCTATAGCTTGCGCTTTTTGTGCCGTCAATCTGTTTTGAGATTCTGAGTATGTAGATTGTTGCAAAGTCTGAGCTTGTTGTTGTAATGCCTGGTTTTGCCTTTGCATTTCTTGTGCATACTTCGCTGCATAATCTTGACCGCGTTCTGCTTCCCGTAATTTACGAGTTAGTGTGTTGATGCGTTTCTGAACTTTATCACTATAATCTGTAAGCTCTTCCTCTTGCGCTTCAGCAGGTTGTTCCACCTCTGCTTCTTCAACTGGCTCACTTTCTGTTGTTGCTGCTGGTTCTTCAGTTACCTCCTCATCAAGCTCAATAACTTCTCCCTCATCAACAACTGCTTCTTCTTGTACTTCTTCTTGTTTTATTGCTTCTTCCATATTGTTCCCTAAATTGCAAGAATGTCATTAGGATCAAGTATGGTTGCTATCACTTCATCGTCATTAATGATTCTGCATTCAGATTCATCTCCAAGTTTGAAACGTGCTCCAGCATACCTACCTATCAACACCCATTGTTTTTCCTGACACCAAGGCTTATCAAATCTTGATTTATCGCTATAGCAGTCAGGGCCCATCTTTACAACATAGCCAACAACCGTAGCTAGTCTTTCTCTATCTACATGTGATTGCACTAACTGAATACCACCTTCTGTTACGCCTTTACCAGCGTACGGTAGTATTAGCATGCGCCACCCAGTCGGTTGCGGCATACGTTCTAAAACTGATTTGTCTAATAATGTTGGATCAAGAACTCTAGCCTCTTGCGAAACATAAGGCAGTTCTTGCTTAGACTCTTGTTCTGTGGTTTCTTGTTTTTCTGATTGTGCCTGCTCGGCTTCGATTTCTTTGGCTATGTGATCAGGAACCTGTATCTTTGATGTCATCTTTAATTACCCTACCTAGCAGTTCTCTAAAAATATTTTCTGCGTCAGCCAGAGAACTGTAGCGCCCCCGCAGATATTCGTATTGCGCATGGTCTTTACACCCTGCGAGTAAAGTGTCCTTTACATCCTCCCTTCTAAGTTCTAGTTCTTTAAGATACTTTTTACTTAGCCAAGCTTCGGACATTAATAAACACCAGAAAACTTGCCACCAAATTCAGCTGCGCCCATACCTCTTGATTTGCCTTTACCCATACCTGGTTTTGGTTTGGTATTGGTATCAAAAGTACCTGCGTTGCTTTTTAGGGGGACCGTACCTTTATTGCTGTAACCATTTTTATTGGTTAGAACTTTTGGTGTTTTCTGTTGATTTACTGTTGTACGTTTAATCATGCTGTTAATTATGTAGGGTTAAATTATTTTTTGCAACACTTATTGTCTATTTTGTAAATCTATATTTTTAAACAATCTTTGCTGATCGAGTCGTGCTCTTGCAGTATCGTCACGCATTTCTGCTATATCTTCACTTGCATTAATACGCTCACGATCTATTTGTGCACGTCTGGCAGAATCCTCAGCTTTCCTTTGTTCTTGTGCAATAAACTGTTGTTGATCAAGTGCTAACTCTTGACCTTTGAGTGCAAGTTCTTGTTTTCTGATAGCTACTAGCGGATCCTCATCCTCTGGAGCTGATATTTTTGCAGTATATTCTGCAATTAATTCAGACATTATGGGTGCAGAATACTGTGCCAATATATTATTTGCTTCAACTACCAACTGTTGTTGTTGGGCAGGTGATACTTGATCGGCCTGCGCTTGTAATTGTTGGAACTGTTGTAACACTTCTGCTGGCATTTGTTGTTGTGCCAATACATCAGCTTTCATTTGTAAATGTTCCATAATGTGTGAGTGAATTAAAGCTTGTACCTGAGCGTTCATTTGAACGGGCGGAGTATTGAGCAGCGACATGTGGGTAGCAATATGGGCATCATGGTTTTGATTGGGGAACGCCTTGGCCACATTGCCTAACAGTAGCTGATTATTCTCAAACCCCGCCTCGACTGGTTGTGGCTCACCACTTGGAGGCGGTGTCAATATCTGATCGATATTGTCTACCCCGATAGCCGCATACATACGTTTATAAGATTCATAGATACCTGATGGACCGTGCACTTCTGGATTAGATTGCACTAGCTGCATCATTTCTTGCGCCATAGCGATTCTTTGTGATTGACTAAATATATCTGGATTGGAGACAGGGAATATATCAACTCTCTCATCAAAATCAGATAGTTTAACTTGATTATTACCGCCAGCTATAGCATAAGGATATTCAGGCGGTAAATACTCTTGAAATACATTTGCTAGTATTTGAAACTCTTTACGTTGTGAGTTGTGTAATCTTTTATGAATAGCAGATAATACTTTAGTAGATCGCTCTAACAAGGCAAGTGTGGTACCTACAGGTGCATTTGGATTACCTTGACCTACATTTATCTCTGCAATAGAGGCAAATCTTTGACCTGAAGTTACTAAAATATTAAGTAAGCTTAAAAGTGTGCCGCTAGGTTCTTTAAATGGTAAAGGTTGGATAGATTCTCGTAATGATCCACCTGGAGCATCTACATCTCTAAACTCTCCTGGCTGGATTGGTGTATCCTCATCTCTAATTCTAATACCACGTGTTTTAAAACCAGCAGGTAAATTAGCTAAAGTACCAGCATCAATTAGTTGTCTTAATATCGAGGTTGATGCTTTAGATAAACCACCAATCATGTGAGTTAAACCAAAGCCATAGAATCCTAAACCGGGTAAAAACTTAAAATGCACAAAATATTCAATTTTTTTTCGCAGTGGATCATTTTCAGCATAATTACGGTAAATACTAAGAATATTGTT